TATGTGCTAGCAGTGGGCTTAAAGCCGATCCTGTAGTAACCGCTGATGCGGCCAGAGTGTTACGTGTACCTAATACACATAACTACAAGTCCGATCCACCCGCACCTGTGGAACTGTATGGTGTTGATATACCCGAACCCGTTATATTAGACGAGTTCATGGGCCTGTTTGGTGAGCGACCCGAACCGACATTATCCCCCCATGAGAGCAGGGATAGCAGCGCAGTGTGGGACACGCTCAACAGCAACAAAGAGTACGTCTTTAAGGACATTATAGAAAAGACCCGAGCAGGGCGCGGCTGTGCTCAGATACTACACGCTATAAAGGCGAAAGACGAAGTATCTGAACCTACATGGCGCGGTGTCCTTAGCGTACTGCAAGCCTGTAAGGATGGTAGCAGGGCCAAGGCTCACAAAATATCTAAGGGCTACGAAGGTTATTCGGAGCAGGAAACAGATAAGAAATGGGACTACATAGAAGGCAAGGCTGCGGAGTTAGGTGTTAGAGATATAGCTTACAAGTGCGCTACCTTTGACGATAACAACCCTGATATCTGTATGGATTGCCCTAATTGGGGTAAAATAAAAAGTCCGAAGGTTCTGGGTGAACGGTTAAAAGAAGCCCTAAGTGAGGATGAAGTAGAGGATGATCCGTTCTCGGCATCGTCTACCAAGCACATGATACCCCCTTACCCTAAGCCCTACGTGCGAGGCGCACACGGCGGCGTATACGTACGTAAGAAGAACGCTGACGGGGACGTAGAAGAAGAGGTAGTCTACCACAACGACTTCTATGTAACACGGTTACTACACGACGCTTCACTGGGAGGTTATGTAGTGGTGTTTAGGTTACACTTACCACAGGACGGAGTGCGGGAGTTTACTGCGCCTATGTCTGCGATAACTTCAAAAGAAGAGTTCCGTAAAATTGTGGCTATGAACGGTATTACCACATGGGGCAACAAATTGGATCAGCTAATGGCTTACACAACTAAGTGGATAGATGAATTGCAGTCGGCGGCAGCGTCTGACGAAGCGCACCTACAATTTGGGTGGACTAATGATAAACAAGAAGCCTTTGTACTAGGAGACAGGCTTATATTGGGCGGCAGTGTTGAGTATAACCCCCCATCTAAAAAGACAGCAGGGTTGTTTTCTACCTTTGAACCTAAAGGATCAGAGGCTAGGCAGTTAGAAATGTTTGCGTTTTATAACCGTGAGAATTTTCAACTACATCAGTTTGTTATAGGCTCTGGGTTTGGCTCTATACTCATGCCCTTTACAGGACAAAACAGTATGGGTGTTCATCTGTTTGGTGGATCGGGTGTGGGTAAGACCACGGCTATGAGGGCGGCATTGGGCATATACGGCAGACCCGAAGCCTTGATGAACCATCACGCAGACACGCATAACGCCCGAATGAACAGGGCTGAATTGATGCGTAACCTACCGCTAAGTTCTGACGAAATGACAAACATAACGCCAGAATGGGCTTCTAAATACGTGTACGAACTGTCGGGTGGTATGCAGAAGAACCGTATGTCTAGTGACGGTAATACGGAAAGGCATAGAGGTGATCCTTGGGAGTTGATTGGTGTCACCTCTGCTAACATAAGCCTGTGGGAATTGCTGACCCGAAACAAAGAGATACCTCACGCAGAAATGCTTAGGATGTTAGAGATAAAAGTAGACAAGTCGCTTAAAGACCCAAGCATCAAGCCGATAACCGACAAGATATTCACCGACATAAAATCTAATCACGGTTGGTTTGCCACCAAGTTTGTGCAGCATGTTATAAACAACCGTGACGAGGTAGCAGCTTTAGTGTTGGGTATACAGGCACGTATAGATAAAGCTGCGGCATTGGAACCCGAGCATAGGTTCTGGTCGGCAGGGTGTGGGGCTATTTTGGCGGGTGTAGTTGTAGCCAAGAAGTTAGGTATAGTAGATTGGGATACCGCTGCGTTGTTTAAGTGGGTGGTGCAACAGGTCACTATACGTAAGAACATAGTAAACGATGTGGGTTCTTCTGTGTCCGAGACACTTAACAACTACGTGTTTGAAAACAACAATAATATTTTGCAGATCAAAAGCACTGCTGATCTACGGGCTTCTGTGAACGGCAATGCTTTAGACTACGGCGGTGCAGTTCCCGAGGCCACACCACGCAATCACTTTGTTGCACGGTACGAGATAGACACGCAGAAACTATACTTGCTGCCGAAACCGCTAAAGAAATACTGCACGGATCACCAGATAAGTTTTGATAACCTTGTGCAAGACATGACTGAGACTATGGGCGCAAAGAAGGTGCAGATGCGGTTGAGTAAAGGTACTCACCTAAACCTACCTCCATCGCGGTGTATAGTGGTGGACTACTCAGAAGGAGTACTAGATGAACCGCAAAGTGTTGATGATTGATGATTTAGACCCTGACGGGATTAAAATAACTGTTAATTGGGACAATTTAGAAGTCGGCGGTTCCGCTTTTATACCCTGCATAAATACCGAAAAAGCACACCAACAGGTAAAAAATGTAGAAAAGCGGAAAAAATGGACAATAAAAATGCAAGTCCGTGTCGAAAATGCTAAATTAGGTGTACGCCTCTGGAGAATAACGTGATACTGTCCTGCTCGACAACTTATCAGTTGTTCTCCTCTCTACTTCCCCCGCTTGGCTAGGTTTCGCACTGCGATAGCGGGGGTTTTTTACTAAAACATAGTAGCTTTACCACTAAACTGATCCGCAAAGTCCATGTATGTATCCCGTAGTTTGGGGTGTATGGATATGCCTTGGAACTTTTTAGATGTAGTCTCAGCACGGCTGTTCATGGATTTCTCTATAGATTTGCCGTTGATAGGCCAATCAGGATGATCCGCGTTGTACGCGGGTATTTTGTCATAGGCCGCTTGTTCGGCTGCATTGTCACCGTCTGCTCTGGCCCTAGCGATTTCATCTAGGATACGCTTGCGTCTGGCCTTAGTGCCTTTTTCCATGCTTTTTATTTCAGCATTTAATTCGTAGGCCCGAGCCAACTCTGCGGGGATGAACCCTAGGGCTTGTGTGACTGCGTGTAGAGGATGCACAGGAGCAATGATATCGCCTGCTAAGGTTTCGGCCCCACCGTCTTTGTAGAACCGCACACTCTTCATCACGTTACGCGCTGCCGATGGCGCAAAGGCTTCTGCCCCTCTAGCAAACTCACCCGCTGCAAACAAATCAGCCGCCCGATCCATCTGCAACGCAATACCTATAGCGGGTCCACCCAACATTTCTACGGCAGTCCATATGGCAGGTTGGTCACGATCTATCAGCGTGTCCCTAAACAACAGATCGGATAACTGAATACGTGTAGCCACGTTAGTACCTGTTACGTAGTTTACAGCACCCGAGTAGTATCCTTCGCCCGTAACCCTACGCACTATGGATTGCATGGATTCTTCATCATCGTCTTTGAGTAGGTTGTAAACCATAGCCGCCGCGCCAAAGAAAGGCACACCGCGCACACCTGACATAAGTGCAGCCGATCCGTATATACCCGCGAGTTGATAAGCGGCTAGTTTCTTAGCTTCAGCAGACTGACCGACCATCCCCTCTTTTGCCAGTTTATGTAGCAGGGACAACATGGACACACCGTAACGCTTATACATAAAGACTACCGACCCGATAGACCCCTGCATTATCTGGGGTGAAGCCGCCGATGCGCTACCACCGTTGGTCATTTCGACCATGTAGAACGCTTTTTCAGCCGCTTGCTCATACTCAGCATCACTTACAGTACGGTTATCCTTGGCGGCTTGAGCATCTAGTATATCTGCCTCAAGGTTATACGCAGCGGTGAAGGCTACCTCACGGTTAATCCGCTCTCCGTGGTGCAGCATAAAGCCCGATGCAGCGTTAAACTTTTCCATACCACCGTTAGTACCGTCTATGTCTAGCATGTCGTAAGCTAGTGTGCGTTTGAATAAACCTAGTCGTTCACCTACACCCACTGCAAACTGCATACGCTTCTTTCGGGGGTCGGTCTCGTTTGCATAGTCGTAGTTGCTTACAGACCTGTCTGCGGGAGTTCCAGTTACTTCCTGCATTTCCTTGATAGGGTTGCCTTCTGCGTCAACCTTATCGCCGTACACTTCGACCATACGCTTGCGACCACTGTTATGAATAAGGCGCATGGCCTCACCTATAGCAGAGGATGTTTTATCGTACCCATACTTAGCACCGTATACAGGGAATACTGTAAGGGGTATCTGCGAAAGGTTAACCAAAGCACCAGACACGTTAAATCCTAGCGTCATGTTAAAGCCAAGATTGGTAAGGAATTTAGAAAAGTTACTTCTGTTGACGCCAGTTCCGCTATCAGCGAAAGATACCAAAGTGTCGTACATATCTCTCATGGCGGGGGTTGTGTTACCCTCTCCACCCGCTGCATCGTAAGCCGCTTTCAGTTCTACTTTTATTGAGTCGAACTTATTGCCATATTTCATTTGCACAGCTTGCCTACCCAATAGGGTCGCACGTTTTGTAGTAGCACGTATAGCGTCTTCTATGTTACCCAATGTGCCCTTACGAGTACGAAATGACTGCATGTAGGAGGTCTCTGGGATAGTGTTAAGAACTAACTCACCAATTTCATTTATTATTTTATTGGTAGTTTCCCGCTGTTCCTTAGTGTCACTAGGGCTATTTTCGCGTATCTGTTTTGTAAGCTGCGCGATAAAAGATGCAGGGGGCGCGTTGTTAAAGTTTACTTCGGATATAGATGCTGCCTCAGTGACGCCTATCTGTGCGTCTATAGCCTCTTCTATATTGGCGTGTTTCTTTTGTCGAACCAACTCAGTCATACTAGACATAAGTTTCTGATTGCCCCGTATATCATCACGCACTTTACCTTGAATTTCAGACCATGCTCTAGCTCTAGCAGCAGGTGTGGTGAAAGATTCGGCATACCGCTCAAGGTTACCCGTAAGCGGATCAATAGCATTATAGTATAACCACAAGTCTCCTTCACGCTCCAAGGGTGTGTAGGGTTCTATAGTGCCTTTGGAAGTCAGCTTGTCATAAAAACTCTTCATAACCCTAGCGCGTACAGCACCATCAGGTATGGCTATAGTAAGCCGCTCGTCTACAGCGTTTCTAATGTCGTTTCGTAGGCCACGAAATAGGTTACGCATGGTGGCATATATACGCACGACTGCGGGACTAGCGTTCACTAAGGCTTCGTAGTCGCTTCTAACCTGCTCCCAATTAGCCATTTTCTCAGGGTCTTTGCCGTACTTTTTGACTGCGGCGGGACGGTCAAGCACAGGGTCAACTTCACGGCGCGTGGCCTCATTCACCATTCTGTTGAACTGATCTTGCAGTCCTTTGTTAGCTTTGCCCCATTGTACTATAGGTAGCAGGGTGTTCTTCAACTCGTCAATCTGCTTACCATAGGCTCCGTTAGCTTCATTAACGGTAGTGTTTAATTTAGCCCCTAAATCACCAAAGTATTTTTCGGATATATCAGCTAGGTAGTGCAGAGGCGTAGCTTGCATTAAGAATTTATTTGCCCCGCCAAACAACCCGAGGCTCACGTTCTTTGTAGCATCTTCGATCCAAGCTAGATATCGCGTCTTACCTGCGTTGTTGAAGATAGGCCCATTTGTAATGGCAGTGTTTAGGAAGCCGTTAGCGGCGGCGGGTGTCATCAACGCAAGAGAATCCGCATCACGGAACTGTGGGGCAGGGGCCAACATACCTTCGATCAGATAGTCTATCTCCGATAGGGTAGAGGTCAAAGGCTTGGGTTGCAAGCCGATTATGCGCCGCACAAAGTTAGTGATAGCATTATATAGACGTTGTAGGGCGGTCTTACCTTTATGCAGGTCGCCCTTATACACTAGCTGTCCTAGCTTCTCTTGAAACGCTGGATTAGTTAACGCTTCAGAAATAAACTCGTCTAGGTTTGTAGCCCCATACTCAGTATCTAGTACGTCTTTCACATCGTTGAACACATTACGCAGCGCCAATGTGCTAGCAGAGTTCTTAGCCAAGGATGCAGAAACAGCGGCATGTACCATTTCATGTAAAACGGTGTGCGTGTTCATACCTGATTTAGGGTTTATGGAAATAGTGTTTGTCCTAGGATCAAACTGCCCTGCCGATGGCGCACCGTCCATATCCACAAGGTCTGGCACGAACACTATCTTGGTAGTACCCGCCATGTCTGCCAGCTTGTTAGCGATCTTAGCTAGCCTAGGGTACAGCGTACCTGCTGCAATAGCATGTAGCGTTTCTTTTAACTTACCTGCACTAAGGAAGCCCATCGCGCTAGGTGACATAGGATCATCTAGGTATACTACACTATCGGCAGGTAACGGCTTAGTAAACGTGTACTTGTTAAAGAAGTCAGCTTCGGCTTTAGCTTTTTTATTAGCTATAAACCCTGCTTTAGATGGACCTTGACGGCGGAGGATAAAATTATTTTTTGGTTGTCCTAGACTAACACCGGAAGAACCGTACAACCCTGCTTCTAATTCTGCTTGTATGTCTTCTTGTTTATCAATCTCTTGCTTTGCTTCTATTGCACCAAACACTTTGTTTATAGCGTCCATTTCCGCTTTTTCTTTTTCACTTGTAGGTACAAAAGTGCTTGCTTGCTTATCTTCAGCAGTTTTTTGTGATGTGGTAGTTCTACGCCGCGCTTCATCTTTTGCGCTATTTTTTAAATTTCTAAAGTTTGCTTTCATAGCAGTGTAGTACGCGTATGTGTACGGGTCTAAAAATTCTTCTAGCCATACCTCGGCTTTTTCCGCAGCGCCTTTGTTCTTACCTTCATAAAAATACTGTTGTTCTGGTGTCATACCCTCTTGAGTTTGCACTCTGCTAGTACCGTACACCATATCGTATGCGATTGTATCTATAGCCAAGCCAGCATTAAGGGCTGTTTTAAAATAAAACTTAGCAGCCTTAGCCCCCGCTAATAATTCTGGCTCAAGGATTTTAAAGTTTTCTTTATCTTTTGCTCTATTGGAAAACACTTTTTTAAGTTTGTCAGGACTAATTTCTAATAGGTTTATTATTTCGCGTTTATCCGCAACATTTGTAGGGTCCATACGTCTTAGATTACCAAGCCCCGTAGCAGGGTTTATGGTGTATGCAGCATCTACAAGTATGTCTAAATATTTTTTGCTATCTATACGGCCTATGTTTATACCTAGGTATTTCTCTCCGATAATGTCCATTATGCGTTGACCAAGAGCAGCATTTTCTTGCGCTTCGGTCTGAGCTTCGGCTCCTGCTTCAGGGTCTACTGGTTCTTCTATAGGCGCATTTGCCTTAATATTATCTCCAGCGGTGCGTTCCATAGGGGTTACAATACTATCCATGTATTGCTGTTCTGCATTAGGTTTATAAATCCGCTCAACCGTAGTATCAGGCACAACAGATTCAACTTCAGACTCTGTAACGGGCGCGGCCTCAACCTCATCTCCAGCGGTGCGCGGCTCAACAACAGGCATAGCCTTGGCCTTATCTCCAGCGGTGCGTGGCTCAACAACAGGTTTAAGGCTGGGTGTAATAGCTCTAACAATGTCAGCGTATGTAGCATTGTCATTAGGTATATCAAAACCTAATGTTCTAGCGGTGGCTATGTCTTCAGGACTAGCTACAGATTGTATAAACTCCGCAGCCTTAACATCGTTAGCGTCTATTTTATTAACTAAGTAGTCTTTAAAAGTACGTAGCTTTGTAGAGTCTACAGTAACAGGATCAACAGGGTTAGTTTCTTCTACTTCGACAGTGCCTGTGCTTGTCTCAACGTCTTCAACATCACGTTTTTGATCTGTTTCTGTCTGAGCCTTACTAGCAGCAAGGTTAGCAGCTAGGCGTTGTTCTTTAATTTTAGCTAAAACAGCTTCTGCTTCTGCTTCTTCTTTAGGGTCTACAGTAGGATCAGCGCGTTTTGCTTCATTCTTACTATCAAATGTGTCTATATTATTGCCATATTCATCAGTGCTAGCTTTTGCACTTTTTTGCCATGTAGCTTTTTGTGTTGTGTCTGCATTTTGAGCAGGAGACAGTTTTGTATTACCCAAAGCCTCAATGTCTTCTATAGTGCGTTGAGCATCCCTTCGCACATCTTCTATTGTTACTTCAGTACCTCGGGCTTCGCTTACTTTAGCCGCTACCGCTGCGGCTACTTTATCGTCAGCTAATACTTTTTTAGCTTTAGCTAAGGCTTTTTTATCTCTTACAGGGTCAGCAAACAAGTTAGGTTGAGTTTCACCTTCAGCCGCTTTTACCGTTGATGTAGGTTTTATATTGTTAGCTTCTTCGTACTCACGTTTTTGTTTTTGTAACGGAGTTTCTGCAGCATCTATAGCAGCTTTGTTTTCTGCAGCAGCAGTGGCAGCAGTAGCAGCAGTAGCAGCAGTGGCATCTTTTGCAACACGGTCTTCAGGTGTAATGGACGTAGCAGCAGAAGGCGTAAATGTACCTTCCCGTAACCCAGCCATAAGTGCTTCGTATTCGGCCAGCTTTTCGGCGTCCGATACTACTGGCCCAAAAGCTAAATCATCTACATTACTTGTAGGTTTAGCTTGAACAGGATCACCTAAATCAAGTTGCGGCTCTCCTGCAGGAGGTACGGCATCGGGGTCTACATTTACTATAGGTTCAGGTCTTGGGCCGCGAATACCACCAGCAACACCACCTGCTCCAGTACCAAGCAATGCACCGCCGACAAAAGCGTTCTTTAGCTGATCTATACCCTCTTCATCAAATACTTGATCTATAGGCGCACCAGACTGTATGCGTTCAGCAGCGGTTTGGAATGTTTCGGTAAGGGCTTCAGTCCCACCACCTTTAAACGCACCGCTAAGAATACGTTGTGTAACCTTCTTGCCAACAGCATTAGGGCTAATACCCATAGCTGCCATAGCTTTAAGTCCTAAGCGTTCAGCTAAGGCTTGAGCAACAGCGGTGCCGAGCGCCACAGTAAGGTTTACATTATCTTTGCCTTTAACAGCTTCCTGCGCTTGTATGTCTTTACCAGCAAACTCGGGAACTAATCCTGCGGTAAAGCCTGCACCAAATCCTGCAGCAGCACCAAATGGTACAGGTGTAAGTGCTCCTAACGCACCGCCAGCTATACCGCCTTTTAAACCACTCTCAAGGGACGAGCCTGTACCACCTACTAATCCTCCTAAGTACTCAAGTCCGGTACTAAAGTCATTTACATCTTGATAACGACCCACAGGACGTTGTGCTATAGATTGTAGAATAAGCTCATCGCCAAGCTCTTGTCGGGCTTCTTCTGCGTAGTCTGTACCGTAATCGGCTAGTGCAGCAATTCCAGTTTTTTGACCAACAGTTTCTATTAAGTCGCCAATAGCCTGAGAACCACTGCCTTTAGCTCTGCGATAAGCACGACCAATAGCAGTGCCGTCATCTGGTCCTTCTACATCCCCATACTTGCTTTCAAGATCAGCCTTAACAGCAGCTTCTTGAGTACGGATATATTCAGATATGCGTCCATATTCTTCATCAGTAGGTACGTCACCTGCAATAATTATAGGGTAGCTTCTACCGCTATACGGACCCGGAACAGATATTTGACCCATTTATCGTACCCTTACTTAACTTAAATCTACAGCAGCAGGTGTATTCGTCCCGTCTACATTAGCAAAAATACTAGCAACAACAGGATTTGTAGACATTAATTGTTTTTCCTGTTCGCGCAGTGAATTTAAAGTTTTTAGTTGTTTATTATACGCATCTAATGCTCGGGAGTCTGTTGGTGGAGTAGCAGGCATACTTCCTTCTATAGCAGTTATTTGTGCTTTTATACCTGATAATGCTTGGTTAACACTTGCATAGCTTCCCGCTGCAGGTTTTCCACTTCTTGCTCCCGCAGCTATACCCGCAGCCGTTAGTCTTGTGCGGTTAGCGTCATCAGCTATTTGTTTACGTGCCTCTAATGCAGACAGCTTAGAAAGTACGTCCATTTCCTGCGCTTCAGCTTTCCGCTTGTTACCCAAGAACGTCTGGCTGGCACCAAGTCCTGCCTCACCTATAGCACTAAGCATATTAGGGTTGCTACTAGCCATAAGCCGCATACCCATCTCAGCTAGACCTAGCCATTTATCTTGATCTGCCGACTTCTCACGTTCTGCTAAAATATCCAACAGCTTCTGCTCGTAGGACGATGGAGAGTCACTAGCACGGTTAGCCATAGGATTGACGGTAGCTATGCCTGTAGGTTTGTCTTTCCCACTCCCCCCTGCATCTTGTTTTCTTTTTGCTTCGGCTAAGTCACTAGCTGCCCGAGTAGCGCCATACTCTTTATAGGCAGTACCAATTTTTTCAGGTGTAGGTAAAACTACGCCTGCAGCGGCTGCAGTTTTTTGAGCGTTGTTAGTAAACAATCCTGTAGCTGCATCATACCCATTTTTTATAGCTTCTAGTACAGATGGAGGTATAGGTGTACCCGGATTTATAGTATCAATTAGAGTCCCTATAGTAGAACCAGCATTGGTAGTTACGAAATCACTAGCAGTTTCTGCTCCACTTATAATAGAGTCTACTAACTCTGAACCAGCCGCTGTTGCATTTTTAACAATAGGCAGACTTTGAACACCGTCTGTCTCTAATGTTTCTGCTAGGTCATCTACTTTCTTTGCAGCAGATGTTAACATGCCTTCACTCTTATCCCCAGAAGCAGCAATAAGAATGTCTCCAAGGGTTAAAGGTTTGTCTTTAACTATTTCTGGAGCAAAGGTATCAGGATTGTTTCTTGCAGCATCCATATAAGCATAATTTCTATCTGCAACAACTTGCTCTGGACCTTTGCCTTTTATAAACTGATCGTAAAATTCAGTTGATACGTCTACTATCCCACCTTCGCCAGTAACATTGTTAACAACGTTATTTTTAAGGTTAGAAGCGGCTGCAATTCCTTTGTCTAAAATAGATGGACTACCATCATTTGTTTCAGCCATACGTTTTTCTGTATTGTCCATTACATACCCAGCAGCTTCAGGTAGTCTGGAAACAGGTGTACTTGCATCAGGTAGTTGTAATTCATCAACAAAAGCACCCTCAGCCTCTGCATTAGCTCTTGCATCTTGCTCTGCTTTAAGGTCAGCAAATACAAGTCTTTTAGCCTCTAGTGTAGGCTGCATAAGAGCACGAGTTTTGTTATACTGCTCTGCATAATCTTCAAATTCTTTTTGCGCTGCTTCTTGTTCCATAGTATTAGGCGCGCCAAGATCGCCAAACATATTAGGATTTTGGTCTAAAAGTCTTGCTTCTCTTTCCCCTTTATTAGCTATTATTTGTCTAAATCCTACAGGTTCCGAATCTCTACTATACGCTGCAAGCTCTGTTCCGGGTTCATCAGAAGTAACGCGAGCTACACGTTCATCTCTAGCGTTATTAGCAAGAGTTGCTTGGTTTACGCTTTCTTTAGCCGCTTCATCAGAAGTTGCATTAAATGGAACTTTACTAAACGCACCTACACCACTACGCCCACGCAAATTATCTAACTGTGTTTCTTCTAAAGAAGGTATAAATATACCACGCCCTTTATCATCAACACCTGTTTGAATTGCCTTAGCAGGCGTTTCAGAAAGTCGTGGCGTGTATTTTGTAGTATCAAACGGAGTACCTGCAGCAATGCCGGGTGATGCTGGCATTGGGGGTGCAGTCTGAACACCTACAGTTTCATCAAGCATATCAGCATCACCAGCAGCGCCAAGTGTAGCCAAGCCTTTGGGCCTAGACTTAGCAGATAAAGGAACTCCGCTAAACTCACCAGTAGGTAAACCTAAATCAGAGGAGTCTGTACTGCCGCCCTGACCCCCTGTGGGAGATGAGTACATAGCGCCGCCAGCGGGTGGTAAGCCTGCAGATACGACATAATTTTCGGGCGTTGCATTTTCTGACTTAAATCTACCAGCTTCTGTAGCATATAAATCGGAAGCAGAAGGCACATACTTAGACACACGCGCATCTGCTTCAGCAACATCAGATGACTCTTGTAAGATTTTTTTAGCAGTGTCACTTTGCATGACTCTACCAGTATCTGTTTCTACAATCGTACCACCTAACTTACGAATAGCTTTGATTACAGCATCGTACTCGTCAAGATCAGAGATGCCTAACTCAAATGGTGGTGTGTTCATCTCTTCTGGGTATATAAATGTATATGTTTTTTCAGTAGTATCGCCACCGTCTTGCATCTTTAAAATACCACCACTAGCCATAGTAGCTACAGGTGCGACAGAGGCTATGCCTGTATTTTGATTTACGTTAGTCTTAGGGGCCATAGACTGTGCCATACCACTAGCAACACCTTGAGGCATACCTGCTACGTTAGTCTGTGGTGTTGGAGCTGGGACTGCGCCCATTAATCCTTCAAGAACAGTAGGTTGACCCAGCCCCTGTTGCCGTGTTTGCTCATCACGCATTTCTTTGCGATTGTTTAGCTCAGAAGCAACAGCCCATTGTGGTACTGTAGGGTTAGCCCCTTGCATAAGAGCCATTAGCTGTTGATCTGGTGCGCTACGAAGTGCGTTTTGTATTTCTAGCAGGTTCTGCATAATTAACCCCCGTAGGCTTTATAGAGAGATAGTCCCGTAAGCCCTGCACCCGCTAACTGTTGTAGCGTTCCCGGCCTTTCTTGAGGAGTAGTAGACGTACCCTGATACGTATTTGTACCCGTAGCAGCAATCGGCATACCCGATAAGATACCCGTCATGTTACCAATCTGTTCAGCAGTGTAGCCTTTTTTGGCTAAAAACTCATTGTAGTCTAAGTCAAGTTGTTGCTGGTCTCTGCCTTCTGCAGCAGCGCCGATACCTTCTAGTAGCTGTAGGTTTTGTATGTCAGTTTGACGATCTAGCTCACCCAAAGCCACCGAATCTTTAGCAAGCCCTGCTCCTACACCTAATGCGGCAAGTCCTTGTGTAGCAGCAAACTGATCTGCGTCCTCTGTGGACTTTTCAAACCGTGCAAGCTCTGCGGCGCGAGCTTTATCAACATCCATGTCTGCTTTACGAGAAGCAGTAAACTGTGTGGTCGCATCTTTATAGGCATCGCGCAGTCCTTTATCTTGGATCATGCCCATACGATCCATCATAGCATCTTCAGCTAAGAAGTTACGCACCGCGCCGCGTGACCCACCAAACGCACCCGCCTGTACCGCTTGTGCATTTCTAGCACCTTGAGTTCGTTGGAAGTCACGCATAGCTTCAGCTTTTTGCCGATCTACAACATTCTGTGTGTAGGGGTTCATATACTGCCCTACATTGTCACCTGTAAATTTAGCTGCATCGTTATACTCAAACTGACTAAACGTATTGGGGTTATAGTCCGCTAGCCCTTCAGCCGTAGTCATGCCATCTGTCATGTAATCTTGTGCGCCAGAAAGCCCTGTTATCCCCACCTCTCGGTTAGCAAGGTCACGCGTACCCGATATGGCATCAAGCGTGTCTTGGCTTTGACCTGCAATCCGATCACCCGTGTAGGCTTCATATGGCTTACCGTACTCGGCTTCGGCTCTAGCTAGGTTACGTTCAAAATAAGGTTTAGCCCATGCAGGTAAGTCTGCCTGTGAAGAACCCTGTTGAGTAGTTGTGTTGTATACCGTTTTACTACCGCCCATCAGATAACTCCATTTTGTAAGCAATGTATTCTGGCTTCCAGCCATACTTCTTTAGGCATCGCCCCCATGCCTTACGTCCGTAACCTTCAAGGTGGTCACAGTTATTATCTTTAGCGTATTTACGTAGTGTAGACTGAGACAAAGCTAAGACCTCTACCATATTGCCACCACCAACCCAATCAACTGCTAACCCACGTTTATTAGGGTATTCTAGTATGCGAGTTGTAAGTGCAGTTACAATAACATCATCCTTAACAATAATCCACAACGTATAAAAACCACGTTTTATATCATCATAAACGCTTTGAGTAGTGAACTTGTCGTTTGTAGTCCGCACCGCACGATCCATAAACTCCTCAACTTGAGGCCACACCGTATCTAGGTACTCAACAGGTACAGGTGTTATGACAGGGTTGCTTTCTACAACTACGTCTTTCATGCGGTCATCATCTTATTAAGTTCTTTAGCTGCATTAGAACCCGCATCATTTACCTTATCTACGTTTACCCCTGCATCTTTTAGTGCTTCGTAAGCATCTTTACGCAACACAAACTCACCTTCTGCTAGCAATACATCTTGTTCAGAATTGCCTTCTTTAAGTTTAGCAGGTACTTTATCGTCTGTGCCTGATCCATCGCCATTACCATTTACGTACCCATTATCCCCTCGCGCAAAACGATCCCGAGTCTCTTGAGCAGAGCCAGTACGCACACTATCTACCAAGTCTCTTAGCGCACCTTCTCCGTACTGCTGCACGTATTGAGCAAGAATAATAGCGGCCCTAGTCTCGTCTAACTCACCACGTATGGCTTTTTCAGCATCGTTAATCAGGTCTTTCTCATTACCGCCCAGCGCCGACTCAACTTCACCACCTCTTGCCATACCCGTTACAGATTTTTTATACTCAACAAGCTGATCGTATGTTGGATTAATAATATATCTTGGAGATAACGGGTCTGTAGGATCATAGTCGGGGTTAGGTATAGGTATAAACTGGCCCGCCGCAGCCTCTTGAGACATGACACTCGCAGCGGGTAAACCACCAGTAGGTACGGTAGCCTGTGTTATAGGGGCGGGACTGCGTACCATAGCAATACCGCCATCATCGGCTTGCGCGGCGGCTTGTTCTCTTATTAGGCTAGAATTTCCATAATTTTGGCCTGTTCTATCAACCCTATAAGTATTGCCAAACCTATTCATCTTATACATAGGCGCATTAGGATCGTCTTGATCGCCTTTGTTTTTAAAGAAAGAACCTTGTATACGGCCTTCTGGAGTTTTTACTTTTCCTGTCCTATGCAGTTCTTTAATTTGTGCGTCAGTATACACTGGAAGTTCTTTGGTTTTTATCTGCGCTGCTTTTCTAGGTTCTATTGTAGGAATATTATTAGGGTTAGACCCAAAGCGAAGATTACTATTTTTATAAGCAAGACCGCCAGCAACGCCTATTGGTCCTAGCATTGCACCACCTATAAAAGGGGCTAAAGAACGCAGTCCCGTTACTTGTTCTCCGTATGGATCATTGCCTGTAGTAGGAGCATTATACTGTTGGTATGTTCCGTCAGAAGTGTTTGTTGGTGGAGGTGTAGTAGCCGTTGGTAACGGCATAGAAGGTCCATTGTTATATGTGTTTAAATTTGTATAACGGTTATCGGCGCTACCAATACCTAATCTTGCTCGTTCATCAGCAGGTACATAGTTACCTGTGCTGCTGTCAACTAAGTCACCCCGTCTATACTCATACCCATCGTTAGGCGTAAATGTATTTGCTAGGCTTTCAGAAAAGCTATTACCGCCGCCGAATGTTTCAGACCAAAAACCCATTAGAAAATATCCTTCATACTACTATCCTCAGTTCGCCGCCAGAAGTCTTGTAGACACTGTTAACGGCTAGTCCGCCAGATACTGCTGCTGCGTTATTAGCAAACACAGGGAGATTAGTCATCACTAGAGTTGTACCCCGCATAGGGCCGGGATTACTCATCTGCTGTGCATACAACGCAAAGCTACGCGTCATTTGAGCAAAGTAATTTGCATCATAGCTACTAGGAGGATCAGCAAAAAATGGTACAGGTACTTCAGTAGTCATTACCGTCTCCCATCTGGACGTACATCTATTCTAGGAGTACCCAACCGCCATGCTACACCTGATGCACCTGTTATAGACGCTAGTTTAATTGCGACAGACCTACCCCTAATACGTATATCTACTTCTTCAGTAAACGTACCCACAGGTATTGGTTGTCCTGTTATGGTATTATCCTCAGTGCCGAAAGCACTACCACCCGGACTATTTCTAGCTGATAGACTAAGTTCTGCTGTGGCTGTAACACCGCTTGTAGAGTTTCTAAATGATATATCAGGCAATAACCTACGTCCGAACATAAACTGATTACCGTCACTTAATTCAAAAGGACTAGACTCTATAAATGCGCCGATACCCGAAGCGGGGTCTGTGCTGCCATCATCGTTGCCAAACTCATGTGTATATAAATATCCATCTGAGCTAGTAGCTAGAGGCCGTCCACCTATAGTATTATCAGTCCACGCAGTTCTAGGGAGTGAGCCGTAATACCATATATTTTCTGCATAATTAAACACTACATATTTGTCGTTATTTGCTGAATTTAGAGAAGGATAAAACCACCACACTTCTGAAAATGCTGCATTACTAGCAGCCATAACTTTAGCTTGTTGTGGTAGGTTTATATCGTTAAATACATACTCTTTAACCGCGCATGGTATTTCTCTTACGTTACCATTATATAGGTAGAACTGCCCTTTACCCATCCAGTATACTGCATCACCCACTGCTACAGCAGCGTTTTGTCCTGCAACCGATATATTTGTGGAAACTTCAGTTAGACCGTATACGAATGGATCGCCTACAAACTGCATAGTGTGGGCAGATATGTCAGTTAATACAAGTATTTGCTGTTTAGTTTGTACTGCAGCCACTATACCACTACCTGTACTAAGCTGCAGTTCCCCCGCTGTATTAGTATCTAAAGTACGCCACTCTGTAGCTGACTCTTGACTAGAAAATCTAATCGTTAGTGGGTCTTGCGTACCAGAAGCACTTTCAGGATCACACCCAAATGCAATTACATGACGGTCTTTTTCGGATACTAATACAATGTTAGCCACCGTGGGAATAGCATTACCTGACAGGCTAGATAACTCTACTGCTCTGTTTAAAGGCCCACTAGACAAGTCCCAGTAAAATATGCCCCCTCCGCGCACACACATAATTAAGTCTTCACCAAAGTTATCTTGAGACCACAGGCGTAAAGCATTGCCCGGTATTTGAGAGTTAGCTTCAGAGTTCCATGCGCCCCTCGACCATGAACCCGCGCCCCAGCCACCACCCAAAACTACAGTATCTAGTCCCACAGTTATCTGATATGCAGCTTTAGCATTTGCGCCACCGTTTCCTGTATCACTACCATTTGCGGCTACAGCCGAAGTAATAGTATACGCATCTGAACTGCTTATTCCTGTTATCTGGTACTCTTTGTTAAGCACAGTTGCAGTAATAGTACCGCCAAGACTTACAGCACCCGAAAACGTAACAAAGTCTCCTAGAGTTGCGCCATGACTAGGGTCCGTTACGGTTATTGTAGTGGAGCCATTAGTGGCTGCAAAAGTAGCCGCATTATTACTGGACCTAATAGGTGTGATGTCTTCAGGTACATTACCTATAAGTACATAGAACTTTAAATTAGTTCCCATACCTACGTGAGATGTTCCTGTTAGACTACTCCAATTATGTAATGATCTGCAGGTGCCCAATATCGGAGTGGCAGTGGTCTTAACCCAACCCCCAATAGTTTCAGGAAAACCCATACGAAACCTAATGCGATTACTATCAAACCAACCACCATTATTACTATATCGTGTAACATCGCGGACAATTCCCGGTTTGAACTGCAGTTTTGTATAGGCCATAGATAACTCTCCTAAAGCATTAGCTCAAAGTGCGGCGCATCAATAAACGGCCTACGCGCCTGTGATCTACGTGTATCTATGTACGAACACATAGCATGTTCTGCTGTGCCATCATAAGCGCCCAAATCGTCGATAGTCCATGCAGCGCCCCACCGTAACTTAACACCTGCAGCCTCTGCGCCTTCTTTCATGGCATCGGCAATCTCATCGTACAGGTTAAGCTCCCATCGACCCCCGCCGTTGCAGTAAGCCATTAGGTCCACAGCGTTACCGTCAATGTGTTTTGATTTCATGGTCTGCGATGCGCCCTTTGCTACTAAGGCGCGCTGTTCGTCTATCGTTCGCAGTCCACAGATTACCGAAAAGTCTTGTTTGGTAACACCTATGGCGTACTTCACGACAGTTACCAGACTTTCGTTTACACCTTCTAGCCTTGACAGGCTTCGTTTTCCTAACTTGTAGCCCATAACTACTTCCCCGCATATTTAGAGATTGCTCTATTCCCAAACCAAAACGCTAACACTGCACTAAATAAACCTGACGTTTCACCATCCCACATCAAGTCAACAGCTTGCATCCAATCACCACCTGCCTGTGTAACCTTAACCATAATCACAACTTTTGTGGCTACGAACAATCCGAAAAAGGCATAAGTAACAATAGGACGAACACTACCCCTGAGAGCGTTGATAAATCCTCCAGCGTCAATAGATCGGTCATGCTCATACAACCCTCTTGTTTCTTCAATGTCAGCTTTTTTATCTAGCTCGACCAGCTTCATCTCAGAACGTTTCTGGGCAAGCTCTGTCTCTAGCTGCATCATTTCCATACGATGCTTCTGCGCTTGATTAGCTTTAAAATAGCTAAGAACCTCGGGGAGAAAAGAACTCCCAAAACCTAGCAAACTTCCCAATAATGCCATCATTTTTCGTGACTCAACCAGACGGCAAATGCTCCCGTCATGGCTCCCGTAACAACAGAAATCAAAGACGCTTGCTGCGTAGATAAATCAGGCTGTGTTAACGCCCATTCTATGCAACGAACATACACCACCGTCATAGTGAACATCATAAAACGCGGTAGCAGCTTGTATTCTAGTATCTTCTTAAAAGCTATCTGCATTAGAAACCTCCTTTCAGGCCATCCAATATCTCTGACAAACTAGGACGTTTGTCTTTCTTCTCGTAAAGACAACTAAACACTTTAGGACACTCAGAAAAACTTTTTGTAGGGTAATGATAGCCCAAGCCACCATACCCTGCTGTAAATCTGTATACACAAACTTTTTGGTCGTTTGCATCTGTAAACCTCTTCCACAAGTGGCACTGCACATGGGTCGGGTTAGCGACTCCTGCAAGCGTTACTGATAGTATTAACGCATTTATCACTGTGTAGCCAACATTATTAAATACATACCACCACCTAACATACACAATATACCCAAACTTAACCCACCTATAGCCATATTATTCTGTATTTGGCGTTTGGCTTCCATAGCCTTATATACAGTTTCTTCTCGTTCAGCACGTATCTTGCGCCGCATACCCAACATCTCGTCGTAAGTCCCCAAGCCAAACCTATAGTCCAACATGAACTTAATCTCTTTTTCTTTTTCTATCAAAGTCTTCTTGCGGATTACAATATCCATAGCTTCTTGCTCTATGTTATCGGTTCCGTGTGTTTTCTTATCTAACCACGTTGGATTTTTACGCTGAGACTCTGCTTTGGTTATATCTGCAACCGCACAGTACCACTGTCCGAGCTGTTTGCTAACGTCTTGCATCTCACGACCAGCACCGACTAACATTTTCACGCCTTTAAACGCTGCGTTAGCTGCTGCAAAAGCTGTAACAGGGTCAATCATATACTGTTACCTCATTAGGGTTGACTGATTTGGGTACACAGTAAGCTGTACCGTAATCTCTTGTTTCGGGGTATCCGAAGCGCCTAACTAAGTGTTCAGCGTACCAATTACATATATCTAATCTTTTAAAATATAAATCACTACTTATTGCCGCACGTTCTGATCCTATGCCTATATATAGTATAAGAACAAAAACGTGTACCACATGCTTACCCCATACGACTAAGAATTGTTAACAGCATAATGATTGTTGCACCAGATGTAGCTATAAGCACAGCCTCAAGTCGCTTGATCCTAGTAAAGACTTCCTTAAATTGGATTCTTACCTCTGTTTGCAAAGCCACAACATCCTTTTCTAGCGCGGAAACACGCTCATCTATATCTGCCATCAGCTAGGCTCAACAGGCCAAGTCACATTTGTGGGAAAACCAGATTGCGCGGGAACATCGCGCAACGCCTGACGATAAGTGCGCCAATCGTCGGTTATTCTATCAGCTAATGCCATGTGGTCTGATCCCGATAGTAGTGCGTCACGTCGCGCTCGTACTTGTATTGCACTTGCAGCTATGGGGTTAGGTTGAAAATCAGGCCAGTTTGACATGTCTTCCGCGTCATCAAATACTGCGCCATCGCCTGTGTTTTTGTTGTACCAAATTTTAGACATGATAAACCCTTACATTGCCTGCGCCACCATCACTGCTACCGGAAGTGCTAGTTCCACCACAGCCTCCGCCACCGGGAACCGCCCCAGCGGTGCCAGAATTATAAGCCGCACCTCTGCCAGCATAAAGACTGCCACCCCTAGTGTCTAAAGGGCTACCCGCATACGCGCCCTCACCACCACCACCGCCAAAAACAGAATTAGTTGCTGAGGTGAGGTAGCCACCGCGAGTATCTGTTTGAGTGTTATATTTTTTGTCACCGCTCGTGTTCAGATTAGGAATAGTTGGAATGGTGGCGGGAAGAAAAAATGTTGAGGTTGGGGAAATCCTCGCAGTAACAACCTGATCAACTATGGTTATTGGGATTGTTTTGCCTTCTATTATTTTAAATATATTTACGCCTGTTTGACCTTCTGAATTTCCCCCAGTATTTCCCGTGGTGAATACAGTAGAATTGTTTGAGGATGAAAGTGTAAAAGTGGTTGCGGTTGGGAGTGAATTTGACGCGCTCGTACTTGTGCCACCTGCACCAATCACATATGCTCCACCATTAAACCACTGGGCTTTACCGTAAAGAAGTAAAGCGGACCCCCCTCCACCTCCTACGGAGTACCCATTTGAGGCATATCCGCCACCGCCGCCACCGCCCACAAGATAAACCCAAACGTAATCAGTGTCAGCCAAACTACCTTTGCTCCATGTCCCGCTGCTTGTGTATGTATTAGTTGGAGAGGCAAAATCAGAGGGCCAAACTACAGAGCTTGCACCTGCTTGAACCGCAGCAAAGGACAAATCGGTGCCATCAGACGTTAGAACTGTTCCCGCTGCGCCTTTAGCAAGAGGGGCGGACACACCTGAAGCGTTTCCTACATCTATAGAACCTCGCGTTAGGGCGCGTGTAACAGCACCTGTGGCTGTTATAGAACCCGCAGCAGCAATGTTTACTGTGCCATCTGCAACTGATGCCACCGTAGCGTTAGCGCCGTTCTTGATTACAACGTCTGTGCTGCTACCATCGCCCTTTAGGATAAGGCCGTCAGCCGTGGTGTTGGTAATCGAACCCGTCGAAAACCCTGCTAAATCTCTAGCTTTGGTCATGGTTATTCTCCCTTGATTCTATTTTTATCTATAAAGTCAGGATCATCGGGCCAAATAACATTTGAGGGAAATCCAGACTGAGCGGGTATGTCCCTAAGTGCCTGTCTGTACGTGCGCCACGCATCAGGTACATAGTCAGGCCAAACCTTACTGTCAGATAGTTCAAGGAGTAAATTTCTATTTTCTCTAACTATATCAGATGCGGTTTTGACAGACATTATAACCTCCCTACGTTAAGATAAATTGAAGAAGAAGATAGAGCCACGCCAACGGCTCCAACGCCATCCACCCCAATTTCCGAAAGTGTTGCCGAACTAGAAATAAGTCCATACTCTTTACCAGCCGTTAGCCCACTTACTGACGTATTAATTCCACCAGCAACCGTAACTTTGCCCGTGGCCCCATTTGAAATGTTTTCCGCTGCAATACCTACAAAAGATGGAGCCGTTGTATTTAAAACGCGAACATTAGTTCCATCAGCATTTACCAGACTACCCGTATCAGGGTCATAAACGGCGGCGGGGTATCCACTGCTGCTCCCTGACCCCCATTGAATTTTTTCCGTCAACGGTGCAAACGTAATCTGTGTAGTACTTACATCTATTTGTAAAAGAGTATTGTGTGTCCCCGCAGTTTCAGGATACTGCATGTACATTTTATCACCAGCAACGGCTACATAGATTTGTCCCGGCCCTACCCCAAGAGTCTCATCAAAACGAATTCCACTAGGCACCGTAATATCCGTGCCACTAACTGTTAAAATGTAATAGTACGCATAAGAGCCAGCATAGCCCTGTATAAGAACTGTTCTGTTAATAGAAGGAATATAAGTTAACTCTGGACGATAACTTCCGTTAGAAAGACCATTACCGTTAACTGCCGTCCCACCACTAACACTTGTTCCGCTAATTGTTAAAACCCTTAGAGTAGGAACACCCGCGCCATAACCTATCATCGAAAGAACAAATTTGTTTGCGGTAGAATCAAAACTCAAAGCCGTTCCGTCTATAGTAGCATTAAGTGTAGACACTTGTGCTTCTGCACCGAAACTAATAGAAGTACCGCTGACAGTTCCAACTCTACCGTAAACCTTACCGTTGCTCTGGTTGTAAATACAGAGAACTTTTTGTGCATTACTGTCGTATTCAACTATAGTATTATACTGGGCGCTACTTTTCATCGCTACAGGAGTGCCAAATGAGAGGTCCGTACCACTAACCGTTACAACTACGGCGTAAGGGTAATTATTACCATTTTTTTGTGTATAAGTAACCACAGTTTTTCCAGAATTAACATCGTAAGCGGCATGAATATCATCTGCGCCGACACCAGTAGTAGCCGCTGTTCCAAATGAAATTTGTCCGTTAGCAACAGTGCCTACTCTGCCATACAAATAGAGGTTCGTGCCTTTAAAAAATAATAACACTTTGTCATTAGCAGTATCATAAACTAATGCTTGAAATGAGGACGCCCCACTCCCCTGTGCCACAGACGCCTGTAACTCTGCTTCTGACACAGAAATTGTTCCGTTTGCATTAAATCCTACTAAATCACCCGCTGAAATAGCACCTGTAGCAGTAAACGTCTGTTCACCACCACCGCTTGCTGCCACAAACGATAAATCGGTGCCATCAGATGTTAGGACTGTTCCCGCAGCACCTTT